TTCATCGTCTCTTGCATCCGGCTGGCGGCCTGGATGGCAGGGACAAAGCCGGCGAGGATCGCGCCGCCGGCGGCGGCGGCCGTGGTGCCGATGCGAGCCATACCGGCGCCGAAACTCTGGAGGCCGGCGCGGGCCGACTTCAGGCCCTTGATTAGCTTAGAGTCGTCGGCGGTGAGCTCGACAAAGGCGGCGCCGGCGCGGATGGCGGTAGAAGAGGCCATGGTTACTTTCTGCCGGGGAACAATTCACGCAAGACGACGCGGTCCTCTTCGGTTGGTGGCGGCGCCTGTGGGGGTTCGGGGCTCTCCCAGGGGAAAAAGGCGAGGGGGGAAACGCGCTCGGCTCCTTCGGGGCGGTAGATGTTGTACAACTGGGCGAGGCCAGCAAACGTCCGGTTCCAGGCGGCCCGGTCGCGGGCCTCGGCCATCCAGGCGAGTTCCCTCAAGGTTCGGGGTTCGGGGTCACAGCCGGCGATGGCGGCGAGCTCGCAACAGGTCTGCCAGGTGCTGCGGTCGGGCGGATGTTGTCGAGCTGGCGGTCGAGGATCGCCCGAAGTTCCGGGCCGGTGAGGATCTCTTCCGCCTTGGCGAAGGTCTCCGCCAGAAAGGCCGTCTGCCGTTCGATGGCGGCGGCGACGTGATTCTGGCGGAGGGAGCGGAAAAAAGCGGTCAACTCAGACATAAAGGCTTCGTGGGCGGCGAAGAAGGCGTCGCCGGTGAGGCGTTCGGCGAAGGCCTCGTCGGTGACGCCGGCGGCGTCGAGTTGGGGCTTGAGCGCGACATAGAGGACGTCGACCAAAAAGACGAGGTCGGTATGCAGTCGGGTAAGTAGCGGCGGCTTGCCCTCCAGGAGCTTTCCCAGGTCGATGCCCAAAAGGCCTTCGGCGCGGCGGATCGTTGCGCCGGTGACGGCCATTTCCCATGTTTGGCCGGCGGAGTCGGTAAAGGTTTTCATTTGCGAGGGTTCCGGTGGAGTACTCCCTCGACGCGGCCGTCGAGGCAATTCCCTCGACGGCCGTGGGCGAGGTTTAGGCGTCGGAGTTGTAGAGGGCGGCGAGTTTGAAGGTGAGGGCGGCGGTGCTGTCTCCGTTGGCGACGCGGACGGCGTCGACGGGGTTTCCGGTCAGGGGATTAGAGGCGTCAATACCCTTGACGTAGTCGTAGGGTTCATTGGCGCGGCGGATGGCGGCGTCGAGGACGTTGTCGCCGGAGTCGACGAATTGAAAGCCGACAATCTTGTTGCCGGCGGCCAGGAGCATTTCGAGCTTGTCGCCGTCAAAGTCGGCGTCGAGCTCCTCCTCGACGTCGGCGACGATGGCCGATCCTTGCGCGGGCAGCGCCGTTCCGGCGGCGCCGGTGAACGGGACGCTTTCGCCAGCGACGACGCCAACCGTGGCGTCGTAGCAGAATTTGGGGTCTCCGCTTGTGGGGTCGGTCCAAAAAATTGAGAGGATCTGGCCGTCGGTGATGCCGTGGCCGGCCTCCAATGTGAGCGTGCCGTCGGTGTCGTTGGTGCGGGTGGAGAGCGTGCCGGACTTCGCGGCGGCGAGGGTGTGCTCTTGGCCGACGCCGCCGGTGGCCGAGCGGTTGATAACAGTCTGGACGGCGAGGCCGGCCAGGGAGCCGTTTAGTTGGATCGTTCCTTTCATTGGATCGCCTCGGGTTTGGGGTCGCGGTGGCTTGGGTGGCGCGGGCTGGGGCTATTAGGCCCAAGTCGGCTCACGTTCCTCGTCGGTGGGATCGGCGACGACGTCGTAGACGATGAATTGGGGATTGGACTCGTCGCGGCTGAATTTGGAGATATAAAAGTCGGCGTCGAGCCCGTCGCCGCCGTTGATGTCGGTCGGCTTTAAGGCCACGCGGGTTTTGTTCATGTAGTGGGCGCGGAGGATCGGAATGAGCGTGTCGCCTTCCTCGTCATGGATTTTGAAGGTCACCGAACAGTCGAGGTAAGTGGTTTTGCGGCTGATGAACTTTTTGTGGCGGCGGCGGGCCTCGGCCTTTTCGGCCGCGGCGTTGAGGTTGACGTCGTGGACGTTGTCGTGTTTCGTGGTGGCCGTGCTGCCGGCGGCGCCATAAAGAAACTCGCCGTTTAGGCCGATTCTGAGTTCTCCGGCTGCCATGGTTGGGGTCCCTTGATTTGGTGGATTGGTGTTACTTGAAACTTTGCCGGTAGAGCTCGGGGAGCTTCGGCCGGGTCTTTTGGAGAGCCGGGCCCATGAAGGGGCGGGGCGGGAAATCTTCTGCACGTCGCCGGCCGCCGTGTTCGTGTTCGGCGCCGGCGATGCCGACGACGTCGACGGTGGGGCCGATCAAGGCGAGCTGGCGGGCGCGGTCGACGTAGAAGCGGATGGCGTTTTTTAGGCGGCCGGTCTGGGTGTGGGGCGGCCGGCCGGGGGCGGCGGGGCGGCCGCTGCGGCGGATGGATTGGCGGGCGACGGTGCCGAGGTAGCCGGCGGCCTTGAAGAGGTAGCGGCGCGTGGCGGCCTCGGCGGCCGTCTCGATGCGGCGGAATTCGTCGACGACGCGGACGGTAAGGGCAATCATGAGACGACGCGGAACGTGAGGCGGAGAAGGCTGGTGAATTGGCCGCGCTGGTAGTCCTCGGGGTCGACGACGACGGGCTCAATGGCGACACAACGGACTTGCCGGCCGGCAAGGCCGTCGAGGGGGGCGGCCTCGAATAACTCGCGGATTTCGTCCATGAGGTCGACGAGCGGGTCGACGGTGGCCAGCGTGGCCGTGTCGGTGCGCTGCGTGACGAGGACGTCGACGTCGAAATAACGGAGTTTCTTTGTGCGGCTGAGGCTCCCCATCACGTTTTTGTCTTCGTCGGGCGGCGGCGAGCTCCGTCCGAGGGGGACGACGTAGCAGTAGAGGGCATTTCCCATGGCCGTTTGGTCGATGTGCGGCGCGTAGTCGCGGGTGGCGACGACGGCTACGGAAAAGCTGTAGTCCGTGATTCGCTGGGCGACTTTCTCGGCGAGCTCGCGGGTGGTGTTCATGGGGACTGGATTTCGACGGCGTGAATCCTCCAGCAAACGGCCCCACGGTCGGCCGGCCGGTAGTGCCGTTCATCGCCGAAGGGCGCAACTTCGAAGGTGCGGTCGCCCCAAGTGATTTGGTCGCGGCGCTTGGGGGTGTGCTGGGCGCCGTCGAGCTGGAGGTCGGCGACGACAACCAAAAAGTCGGCGTCGCTGTATTCAATGCGCAGCCGGCCGCGGTCGTCGTCCGCGGCGAACTTCTGACGGCCGACGAGCGCGCAGAGGGTGACGGATTCGCCGCCGCTGGTGTAGGTGATTTCCTCGCCGTCGAGGCGGATGGTCTCGGCGAGTATCTCGGCGTTCGTGTCTAGAAACGTCGTCGGCATAGGGGGCGGGGGCTAGGGGCCGAGCGCCCCTAGCCCCGGTCGCTGGGGTTGTGGTGGCGTCTCAGAAGACGGGTTCGAGCGTGAAGCTGACGCCGGTGTTGTCGCCGCCGGCGGCGAGGACGGTGGCGGTGGCGCGGAGGTATCGCTCGCACCCGGTGGGGAGTTTGAAGCGGTACTCGGCGGCGGCCGCGCCCGCGCCCCCGGCGCCGACGACGCTAATGGCGTTGTCGATCAACGTGAGAGCGGACCCCCACTCGACGTCGTCGTCGGTTTCGATGTCGATGAGAATGGTTTTGTCATCGACAAGGTCGGGCGTGGCGGGGAGGCTGAGGACAAACTCGACGTCTTCCAGCCGCGCGCCGCGGGTGGTGAGCGTGCCGAGGTCGATGGCGGTGGTCGAGGCGCTGGCGCCGGCGGCGGGCAGGGCTTTCGACTGGTTGAGGCCGGCGTCTTGGACGCCGTGACGGGCTCGGACGGTCATGGTTGGGGGTCCTTCTGTTTGGGGTGTGTTGGGAGCGAGGGCGTGGTGTGGCTGTTGGTCAGAGGGCCAAGGTTTCGATGTTGGAAATTGAATCGGTGGAGAGGATCGGGACGGGGCCCTCGGGGCCGTCGACGGAGTCGGGCCAGGCGGCCGGCGCGCCGGTGGGCGTGGTGGCCGTGCGGGAGTTTTTCAACTGCCGGCGGCTCCGGCGCGTCATGTAGATCGCCGTGGGCGGCCGGCCGGCGGGGAATTTTTCCATCGCCTTATCGAGCAAGGCGTCGGTCAATCCCTTGCCGCTGTCCTCGGTGAGCTTCTTGATTCGGCAGACGGAAAAGAGGCTGCCGACTTGGAGGCCGGGGCGGAGGTAGAGCTCTTGCCGCCAGGCGGTGTAGGGGTTGTCGCTGCCGTCGGTGACGCGGACGGATTCGGGCGCGGTCACTTCGGCGCGGCCGCCCTCGCCCAGGAGCCAGCGGGTATCCTGGAGGCCCCAGCGGACGAGCCAGACGGAGCTGGCCGTGCTGTCGGTGGTCCCGCCGGCGTCGACGTACATGTTGGCGTTGTCGTATTGGTCCAACAGCCCGGGGAAGGCTTTGGTTTTGCCGAAGGTGGCGTGGGTGCCGTAGAAAAAGGCCTTGCCGAGCGATTGAAAGGCCCCTTGCGTGATGCCGAGGGCCTCGGCGGCCAGGTAGGCGGCGGCGCCGTCTTCGTGGGCGTCGGCGGCGGCCCGGTCTACCTCAAATTGCGGATTCATGAGGTAGCACTCAAAGAGCCGTTGCTCGAAGGTGGAGCCGCTGACGGCGGTGCCCTCGTTGACGTCGCGGAAGCCGACGTCGGGAACGGCCGTTCTCACGTTGGCCCGGTAGTTGAGGCCGGCGATGGTGCGCGCGGCGCCGAGCGCAACCTCGGGGGTCGCTTTGCTGGCCTCCTCGATGAGGCCGACGGCGGCGTCGGCGCCGTTGAGGCGGACGACGTCCAAGAGTGTTGGCATGGCCATAACGGGTGTTCCTGTTTAGTGGTTTGGGGTAGTGAACGTGGCGGCGGGGATCGGGGAGGCGGTTATTTGCGGGCGGCCATCGAGGCGGCGTTCTGGGCGGCCAGTGGGGCGAGCTTCTCCCCGAGGTTCGCGGCGGCCTTTTTGGCGACCCGGTCCTCGGCGGTGCTTTCGGGATTGAAATCGGCCGGGCTGGTTTCGCCGCGGTCGACGGCGGCCAGGCGGCGATTGGCGTCGGCGAGCTGGGCCGTGAGCTGGTCGATGCGTTTGTCTTTGGCGGCCTCGAAGCTGAGGCCCTCGGCAAACCAGACTGCGCCGTCGCTGCCGAAGGCCTCCAGGAAGCGGCGGCACTCGCCGCGGGCGTCGGCAGAGGCCTCGTTCGACGGGAGCGGCGGTGCGCCCTGGGCGGCCGGATCGGCGGCGGCGTCTTCGTGGGCGAGGTCCTCGGCGTGTTCGACGTCGACGGCGTCCGCGGTCGTGGCGTCGGTGGCGGTGGCCTGGTCGAGGGCGACGAGGTCGACGGGCGAGGCCTTGGATTTTGCTTTGGTCATGGGTTCCGGGTCCTTTTGTATCGTGAGTCCATGGGAAGTGAGAAAACGGTGGACAAAGCCGGCGACGCGGTCGGCGTCGACGGATAAGGTGACGAGCTCGGGCGGCTCGCGGGTGAGGCCCAGCGCGTAGGCGGCCAGCGCGTCGGCCTCCTGGGCGAGCTCCTGGCCGCGGTGAAAGAGGCCGGCGGGGTTGGCCGCCGGGTCGTCGACGGTATCGACGGCCAGGAGTTGGGCTAGGCGAGCGTGGGGAAGGTTCTCGGTGTTGCGTTCGTCCGGGCTGGTAAAGCCGCCAGGGTCGAGATGGCCGTCGTCGTCCTCGGTGGCGCCGTTGTCGAGCATGAAGGCGCGCTCGGCGCGGGCGTCGCGGTAGAAGCTAATGGACTCACCAAAGGCCGAGGGGTCCTCCTCGGCTAAGTCCATGATGTAGGCGGCGAGGTCGCCGTCGGGGGAATTGTGGGCGGCGCGGGCGAGGTGGAGGTCGCCGCGGACGACGTCGGCGGAGATATGGGCGTCGCGGAAGCGGCCCAAGAGCGTGCCGAGGCCGTCGCTGGACATATCGGGATGGGTAAAGCGGGCTTTGATTCCCTGGGCGGCGGCGTTGATGGCGTCGCGGGCTTGGCGCAAGAAGTGGTGGTCAATCCATAGGCAATGGCCGAAGGCCTCGCCGCGGGTGATGACGGCGGCGGCGTGGATGAGGCCGGCCTGGTTTCGGCCCCCCTCTCGGTCGACGCGGCCGGCGCCGCGGGCGACGGGGCCGCGGAAGCGTGTAGACTTCGTGCGGAGGATTTTCGCGGCGTCGAGGTTCATCGTTGGCGGTCCTCCAATAGGTCGCGGATTTCGTCGACGGCGGCGGCCAGGTCGCCGCCGGTGGCCGGGGTATCGGTGTCGGTGCCGGGCGGCGGCTCGCCGGGCATCGGTGGGCGAATGCGGCGGATTTCGGCCTCTTCGTGTTCGAGCTCGGCGAGAATCTCCGGCCAGTCTTCGCCGTTGCGCTTGCAAATGCGCCGCCGGCTGGTGACGCCGAGCTTGACGGCCTCGGCGTCGGCCTTGCGTTCCTTTAGGGGATCAATCCAGGGAATCCCCCGGTTGAGCCACTCGAAAGGGATGTCCTCGATGCGGTCGCCGACACTCTTGGGGATGGCGAGTTCACCGTCGAGGACGGCGAGGGAGAGCCGCCAGCGGGTGAGGTTCTGCAAGAGTTCGCGGTTGTCGGCCCGTTTGGCGTCGGCGCCCTGGTCGTACAAAAGCCAGGCCTGGCGGTTGCCGGCGTAGTTGGTGAAACTCTCGTCGTAGAAGCTGTAGGGGATGTCGACGGATTTGAGGCCGATGGCGATACTTGCGAGCGTGAAAGCCTTAAATTCGCTGGAGGGGTGTTTGGATTCCACAAAGTCGGCGTCGTCGCCCGGGTCGAGATCGAGCTGGAAGGGGCCGCGGCCGAAGTCGACGGAATAGTCGCTGCGGTCCTCGGTCCCGTCGGCGGCGGTCCCGCCCGTAACGTCTCCCATGGATTGGTCGGCGTTGCGGGTGACTTTGAGGCCGAATAGCTGGCAGACTTTGGCTTTGGCCAGGGCGTAGCTGAGGCCCTCGTAAGTGTCTTGTAGCGTGTTGATGCCGGGGGCGATGAGGCCGACGCCGCGGGTTTGGTCGAAGCGGTCGAAGTAGGCGTGTTGCAAGATCCGGGCCGCGGGGATCATGCGGGCGAATTCAAAGCCGCCGTAGGCGGTGCGGTTGCAGAGTGCATAGGCGACGGCGCGGCCGCCTGGCCCCGTCTGGACCCCGTGGGTGAGGTCCTTGGTGGCGACGGCGGCGGGCAATCCACCCCAGGGCGTGCGGATGCGGTCGCCCTCGATGGCCTGGACGTGGCCGTCGGCGAGCTTCAAGACAAAGACGTCGCCGTCGAGGGTGCGGCGGGCCTCGGCGAGGCGCAAAAAGCGGGCGAGGCGGTGGCGGCCGGCGACGTCAAAAGCGGCCGGCTCGGCCCAGCGGTCGACGAGGCGCTCTAGGCGCTGGTCAAAGTCAGTGTTGCCGGTGCGGGCTTGAAAGCCGAAGGTGGCGACGTAGTCCAGGTGTTTGCGGATCATCCACGCCGCGATGGCGTAATTACGCGGCAAGTCGCGGGCGGTGGCGACGAGTCGGCCGCGTTGGGTGGCGGTGAGCTCGTCGTCCTCGGCGCGTTGGGTGACGCGGGGCGGGCGGCGCTGGCCGCGGTCCTCGACGGCGTCGTAGCCGAAGCGGGTAGCACGGCGGCCGAGGGCAAAGAGGCGGCGGGCGGTGGCGACGATAGCGGGCATGGGGCTTAGAAGTTGTCGAGTCTAATCGAGCTGACGCGGGGCCGGCCGCGGTCGCGGAGGGCGTAGAGCTTGGCGAGCTGCCGGCGGATTTCGTCGAGGTCGTATTGGGTGACGACGCCGTCGACGGTAATGGAGCTGACGCCGCGGTCGAGGATCGCTTCAAGCCGGGCGATGCGGGCGTCGAGCGTGCTGGTGGCCATGGTCGAGCTCGGCACCGACACAACAAAAAGGGGCCGGCCGGAGGGTGCCACTCCGGCCGGCCCTGGCGCCAAACGGCGGTCCCTCGCGTCTACGGATCACTCTATGGGCGGGGGGGCCTCGGCTGAAGGCCGGTAATTGCGATGTGGAATTAAGGTTTTTCGGCCGGGAAGAGAGCGGTTTGGCTGAGTCGCCGGGCAATCAGCTCGCAGTCTTCGGGCGAGTGTTCGAGGAGAATGGCGTGGCGGCCGAGGTTTTTGGCGGCCAGGCCGGTGGAGCCGGAGCCGGCGAAGGGGTCCAGGACCGTTTGCCAGTCGTCGCGGGTGAGGAGGATCTCTTCTAACAGCGCGATGGGCTTGGCCGTAAGGTGGAGCTTCTTGCGGTGGTCGACGCGATGGCGGAGGACGCCGGGGGAGCATCGGCCCGCGGCCTCGGTGAGGCGGCGATCGAGCGGGCCGCGGCTGGCCAGTACGATAAACTCGGATTGCGAACGGAACCACGCGTGGTTCGGCCGGGCGGCCTCCGTCTTGTCCCAGGTCAAGAGGCCGCGGTAAACCCAGCCGGCGACCTGTGCGGCGTCGACGGCCGCGGCGATGTTGCGCCAGTCAATGAAAGACGCGAGCACGCCGGCCGGCCGCGTGGCCGCGAGGGCCAGGCGCATCCAAAAGGCAAACCACAAAAGCAGGCTCCGCTGGTCGCGGGAGTCGCCGGCGAAGTCGCGGTTGCGTTTGACGGTGTTTGTAAGGCGGTACTTTGCGATGGTGGTCTGGTTGCGGTCGCTGCGCGTCATGCCGCCGGAGCTGTATGGCGGATCGGCGAGGACAAGGTCAATGGAGCTGCGCGGCAGCGCGGGCAGAATCTCCTCGGCCTCGCCAAGGTAGAGTGTAATGCCGTCCTTGCACTGGCAGGGTTGAACATGACAGCGGTAGCAGGGAGGTAGGCTATTCATGCGGCGGGGCGGCTGCTTCATCAAGGCCCAGGTCTTCGGGCCGCGGTTTGTAGAGGTAGAGCGTTATGGCTAGGGCCTGGCCGCAATCGGCGCAGGTGGCGCGCTTCTTCTCGACGTGGGTGTACGGGCGAATTGCGGGAGGATTGGCGGGCCCTTCCGGCACAAGGATTTGGCCGCCGTGCTCGATGGTCGCGGCATGGAAAAAGCGGGTTCGCCGAGTCGAGTGACACGCCGGGCATTGGGCGCGGAGCTCGACAACGTGGGCGCGGTGGGCCGTCTTGGCTCCGGCTGGGCGGCCGGGGCGACGTTTAACGGGGGGCTTTTTGGGCATGGTGGGGTCCTTTCTCAGAGGTACTTGACGCGCGGCCTTTGGCGGCGGGGCGGCGGCGCGGTGGATTTGTCGGTGGGGAGCTGGCAGCCCAGGAGGCTAGCGCCGACGAAGGTGCCGACGTCGCAGTCGAAAAAGTGATTGTCGACGTGGCCAGGCCGGAGGTGGTACTCGTCGACGGTGCGGCCGCGGGCCTCGGTGCGGACGGCAAACTCAGCGGTAAGGTGTTCGGCAAAGAGGCGATGGTATTCGCTTTTCCAAAGGCTGGAGGCCCCGGGTTCGGCGAAGGGGGTGGCCCAAGCGGCATGACAGCGGGCCTTCCAGTAGTTCGTATCCGTTTGGATCTGGCGCAGCTCTCGCCGCGGCGCAACAATCCGCCAATGGTCGCCGTAGCGCTCGCCAGCGTGGCGGGTGTACTCGGAAAATGGCTTTTGCGCGGCGCGGATGGGGAGGCCCTTGGCCGGCATGACGACGGCGTCGCGCCGCGCGCGAATGAAACGGTTGACGAGCTGGGTTTGGTAGCCGGCGTCGACCAGAAGACAACCGACCGGGAGGGTGACGCCGTCGCGGCGGCGCCATTCGCGGCCGAGGATCTCGCTGGCGAGCTTTTCGAGGCCGTGGTAGAGGGCGGCGGGGCGGCTCTTGGCGCCCGGGGGGGCGACGGTCTGGAGGGTGCGGCGTATCTGGCGGAGCGTGTAGTAGCGTTTCCGTTGGTCGGGCCAGGTGCCGTAGTCGATGACGTAGCCCGTAAAATCGGGCTCCCAGGCGCGGACGACATAATAAAGGGCCTTGTCCTGGACGTCGATAAAGGCGGTTAGGGCGGTCGCCTCCGTGGGAATCTCGCGGCGGTGCAAGGCGAGTTGTTTGGCGAGCACGGCCTCGACGGTGAGGGCGTCTTCGGTTTCCTCGGGGCGGATGGGCTCGTTTTGAAACTCTGCGGCGAAGGCTTCGGCGTCCTGAATCTTCCAGTTCATCGCGTGCTGGATCGCGGAAGCCTCGTCGGTGTTAAAACGCGCGGGCCAGGAGGCGCGGAGGCCGCGGTCTAGGTCCTCTTGATTCTTGCGGTAGAAGTCGGTGGCGGCCTTGATGGTGTGGCCGCGGCGGTGGCAGTCGGCGAGAATCTCGGCGTATTGGTCCCAAAGGGCCGGGCGGGCCGGGCTGCCGTGGAGCATTTTGGCCCGTTGGCCGTGCCATTCCGGGTGGAGGGCCTGGTCGAGGATGCGGTCGGCGACGTCCCCCGGTTGGATCACGGTACAGGGCATAAGGCCGGAGATTTTGCGGCCGGGGCCGGCGAGGCCGAGGACGGCGCCGGCGAGGATGCGCTCCCTCTTCGTGCATTGGGCGGGGGACCTTGCCGATTGGTCGGTTTGGGGATCGTCGAGGATAACCAGAGAAGGGCGGACGGTGACGCCGTCGGGGCGCTTGTAGGCCATGCCGCGGATGCGGCCCTCTAGCCCGCGGACTTGGACGACGTTGCCGGCGGCTTGGCTGTCGGGGATCGTGGGGAGGATGAGCTCGTCGGCGCGCCAGCCTATATGGGTCGAGCGGCCTAAGTAGAGCTGGCCTTTACAGCGGTTGGCGATAGATTCGAGCTCGCGGATGGGGTGGCAGATTTCGGGGAAGTCGGCGAGTAGAAGGTCGTTTGATTCCAGGGAAGTCTTGATGGATTTGAGGCGCTCGGTGGCGGCGTCTTTATCGGAGCCGATCAGCGCGACATAGGGGCGGTGGCCATAGCTGATTGCCCAGAGGGCGGCGCCCTCGCAGAGGGAGGTCTTGCCGGTGCCGCGTGGCATGGCAAAGGCGAAGAGGCCGCCGAAGAGGACGGCTTGCTCCGCCTTGGCGATGGCGATGAGGTGGTCATCAGACCAGGGGAGGTAGAAGGTAGCGGCGAAGTAGGTTTCGAGGTAGAAGCGGAAGTCGCCGCCGGCCTGGCGTTTGCGGTGCGGATCGTCGACCGGCGGCAAGCGGCCGATGTCGCGGCCGACGCGGGAAAAGCGCGCGACGCGGGCGCGGGCATATTCCTTGTGGCGTTCGTATTGAGGGTTTTTCTTGCGAGGCACAGTCAAGCCGGCTGGGGCGCCGGGGAGCGGGTGAAGTGGGCAACAGCGCGGCGAGCGAGTTCCGCGACGGAGACTTCCGGGCCGCCGAGGCCGAGCGGCTCAAGGTACTCTCGCACGGCGGCGAGCTCCTCGGCGGTCTCGGCGTGGGCGTCGTCGGGGCTGGTCGCGCTGCCGAGCGGCCGGTAGAGGTCTAATAGGCGATTCATTTCCTTTTGGGCGGCCAGCGCGGTCTTTACGTCCTGGATTGCGAGGCTGCGGGCGTAGCAGTCGTCGAGGCGTTTGATGGCCTTGCCGAGTTCCTCGGTGCGGTGGAAGTCGGCGGCGAGGGTGAGCTGGCGGCGGGCCTCTTGGAGGACGGCGGGGACGATGGCCGCGGGAATGTCGAGCTTCTCGGCGCAGGCCTGGGCGACAACGGCGCGGTTTTGATGGGAGACGAGTAGGAGGATAACTTTTTGCAGGATGGCGTCGTCGAGGGCCGCGGCGGCGGGTTTCCGGGTGGCCTTGGCCGCGGCGGCGCGCCGGCGGGGCTTCTTTGGGGGCGGTGAGGGCTTTTTCCGGGCCATGTTCAGGGCTCCGGCTTGGTTTTAAGGGTCATTTCTTCAAACCAGCGGCGGTAGAAGGCGTGGAGCCGGCGGTCGTTGGTAAGCGCATATTGTTCGGCGCGGGGGTTGGCGGTGAGGTTCGCCGAACCCTCGACGGTGAGGTAGTGGCGGGCCTTGGCATTGGAAAGCAAGAGTAGCTTGGCGTGGTTGCGAAAGGCGAGGTAATGGCCGCCGCGGCTGCGGATGGTTTGCAGTAGCGCGGTATAGACGGCGGTCTCGCGGCGTTTGAAGTAGAGGCCGGTGAGAAAATGGACGCCGCCGGGGCCGATCTTGCCGGCGTCCCAGAGTTCGGCGAGCTCGGTAACGGTGGTGCGGCTCAGGGTCCAGGTGGAGCAATAGAGGGCATCGACGCGGCCAAGCCACCCGATGAGGACGGGAACCCAGGTCCAAAAGTCGAATTTGGCATCACTGAGAAGGTGGACGGTCTCACCGGCTGCCGGCGGGCCGGCGAGGACGTCCGAAAGCGCTTGTTGTTGCCCCACGCGCTCGAAGCGGCGGCGGGCAGTGGCGCGATGCGCGCGGGCGGCGGGGATTGCGTCGGATTCGAGGGGGTCGGCGTTGTCGCCGAGGATGGCGTCGATTAAAAAGGCGTCGTCGTCCATTTAGGCGGAGGGCGGGGCCGCGCGTTCAATGGTGAGGCCTCCGGTGGCGAGGATGCAATCGTCGGTCACATTCCAGAGGTCATAAAGCCACGTGCCGGCCTTCTCGGTGTTGGTGTCGTCGGCGGAGACGGTGACGAGGTTGCCGTCGACGCCGGAGACGGTGATGTCGCCGGCGGTGCTGGTGAGTTCCCAGAGTGTGACGGCCGGCGTGTTGGGTTGCTTGGCGAACACGGTTAAGGCGAGGTCCTTGCCGGAAACGTCGATGGGGTTCTCGTCGTTGTCCTTGATAGTAAAGTCGTAGGGCCCAAAGGCCGCATGTTGATAGGCGACGATGTCTTCCGTGATGACGGCGCCGGCGGAGACGGTCGAGGCAATCGGCGCGGAGACAATCGAGCCGCCGGTAAAGGCGGCGCCGCCCTCGACGGCGATGTCTTCGCTAGTACTGGAGGCGTACCAGACAAGCAAGTCGCCGTCTGTCTCGTCGGCGGTGACGTCAAAGACGTAGCAGCCGCCGCTGATCTCCGTGGGGTTGGTGTCGGCGATGGCGGCCGGCGCGCCGCCGTCCTGGGAGATTAGGCCGGTAATGTTCGCCGCGTCGCCGGTTTTGGGGTCGCCGGTCGTTTTGTCCCAGGCATATACGGGGACTTTCTGAGGGCGTTTCTTGTAGAGCATGGGCTAGGCTCCGAAGAGGCGGTCGCGGCGGCGGTAGTAGAGTTCGGCGTCGGCGTGTTGGACGGGGCAGACGTCGCGGTTGTTGGTTTGCCCCCAGGCGGCAAGGGCGGCGCCGCGGAGGGGCGAGCCGGCGGCCTCGTTTAGTCGGAAGTCGCCGCCGGGGGCGTCGATGAAGGGTGGGCCGGATAGTTCCGTCGGCGGCGCGGGAATCCAGGTGCCGAAGGTTTGGCCACTGGTGTTGAGGTAGCTGTAACAGTTGTGGAGAGCAACGGGGAGCGAGGCGTTGCCGGCGTAGTAGCCGTAACCGCCATTTTGAACGGCGAGGCTGTCGACGATGAAGCCGCCGCGGCTGGACTGGAAACCTTGGCCGGAGTTGCCGTAGGCGAGGCAGCGGCGGAGGGTGTGATTCGCAAAGTAGAATCCGGTGGTGCCGTCGAGGGCGATGCAGTCGGCCAGGTCCTCGGCCGTGTTGTAGAATCCGTAGCTGCAACCCTTGGCGACGCAACCGGCGGCGTAGCAGAAATAGTAGCCGCGTTGGCAGTTCTCGGCGTAGCACTCTTCAGGCGTGCCTCGCACGAAGCCGCCGTCGCCCGGGCAGTTGAGGGCCTGGCATTGGAGATACTTAGAAAACCACGCCCCAGCGAAGAAGCCGCGGTTGTTGGCGCCGTTGTTTCCGTTCACAGTCAAGTTGCGGACGCCGGCGATGGCGTTGTAGCCGATGTCGAAACCGAAAAGGCCGGTGGTAATGTCCGTGATGGTGCCGGCGTGCATGACGGGCGGGCCGCCGAGGTCGCCGCGGGTGGTGCCGTAGCCCTCGACGAAAAAGGTGAGGTTGCCGCCGACGTAGAAACGGCCCTTGGAGGCGGCGGCGCCAGTGCCGAGCGTATAGGTTCCTTGCCGAATCCATTGGGTGCGGGTGAGGTCGACACCGCCGCCTACAGACGGCTCGTAAATTTGGTAACCGAGCTCACCGGGGCTGAGAAGCGCGCCGCCCATGCGGTAGGTGGCAGGGTTGCCGTTGCCGGCCGTCGTTGGGGATCGGTCGAGGGTCCAATAATAAGCGTCATGGGAGAGAATCCGATAGCGGCCGATGGTCCAGCCGGTCCCAGCGCTGATTTTGACGAGGTTATTGACGTCGGCGTCGTCGACGCCGGCCGCAACGGGTCGCACTTTTGTGTCGTCGGTGCCGTGGACGGCAAGGTCGCTGCCGGTCTTCTGCGGCGCGGCCTGTTGGGAGAAGTCGCCGCCGCCGCCGGTCGGCACAAAGCCGCCGCCGTTGTTGTCGTGTCCGTCGGTGCGGACTTCGTACACGGTGTCGGGCGATAGAGCCATGGGCGCTACCTTTCCGGGTTGACGGCCACGCGGAGCAGTTCGCGGAGGTGGGCGTCGCCGTCGGCCTCAAAGTCGGCGATGAGCGCGATGGCGCGGGTGGCGACGTTGTTGACGTCAATCCCGGTAATGGGGGCGCGGCCGTCGACGGCGGCGCCGTCGTTGACGACGGTGGGGTCGTTGGGAATGAGGGCGCCGATTCCCTGGGCTTGCCACAGGGCGGCGAGGGTCTTGAGCTCGAAATAGAGCTGGCAAAAGTGGTCGGCCAGGGGCCGGATTTTCTCGTTGCAGAAGCGGACGGCTTGGGGGTTGTCAAGCATGTTTTTACCTACAAACAAAGTGTGTTAGGGTGGGGGATTTTTCCCACCGGGGGCGGCCTCGGGCTCGCAAAAGAGGACCCGCACTTAGGGCGGCGCGCGCTTCGGCGCGGTCGCTTCGAGCGTGGTGATGCGGCGGTCGTGGCCGGAGAGGTCGCGGCGGAGTTCGTCGCGTTCGCCTTCGGCGGCGTCGATGGCTTTGAGGGCCGTTTTTAGATCGGCTTGGATTTGCGATACTCCGGTCTGGATTTGGAGTAGGGCGGAGCTGTGCGACATGGCCACGGCGGTTACCGTGGCGCCGCCAAAGGCCAAGAGGGTAATGAGGGCGGTGATGGCGGGCCAGGATAGCCCGTTGGGTTTTGTTGTCATGGGGCTGTTGCCTCGATTGCGCGGAGTTCTTCGTCGGTCCAATGGTGGCGGCGGCCGGGTTCGCGGACGACGGCGACGCCGACGGCGAGCAAGTAGGCGGCGAGGCTCTCCTCGCACTCCTCGCGGTAAAGATAAATGTCGCCCTCTAATCGCCAGGGCGGCCAGGATTGGGGGACGCGCACAATGAGGCGATGGCCGCCGCGTTCGGCCTCGCCCAGCCATTTGCGGACGTGGGCGCGGGCTACCATCGCGGCGAGCTGTTGGCCGGCCTGGTGGAATTGCGGCGTCTCGATGCCGGCCAGGTGCAGGCGGAGGCGACGGCCGACGGCGACGTCAAGCACGTCGCCGGTGAGCACTCGGAGGCCGCCAAGAATAACGGGGCTGTGGATGAAATCGGCCATGGCCTGGTCGCGCCGCTCTTGGGGGCCGGCCGGCCGAGCGGATTAGACCGGCCGGCCCCCTCGCGTCGAATAGGGTTTGGGATCAAGTTCCTTGGCCGGGCGTCTCCGTCTTGCGATTGGGCGCATTCTCAGGGCCGCGGGGCTCTTTGCTGGCCTCAATTTGGGCGACGTCGACGCGGTTCTCGTCGCCGGCAAAGGTGAGAAGGTAGGCATAGATTTGTTGGTAGAGTTGGTAAATGCGGAGGGAATCGGCAGCCGTAATAAAGCGGCTGCGGTCGCGGCTGTTAAGTCGCGTCCAGGCGACGATGGTTTGGTCGATCGCGCCGAGAAGGATTCGCCCGTTGCCGGAAAGTGTTAGGCTGGAGTTTAGCGGAATGTTGGGGTCTCCGCCGGAAAAGTCCCAGGGGAGTTGATACAATCCCGTCGCACCTTGTTGGATGTCGTCGCCGGCAAACGGGTTTTCTGCCTCGGTGATTGGCTTGGTGGTGTCCTTGGCCGCGGCGAGTTTTGCGCCGAGGTCGACGCTGTCGGGGTTGTGGGTGAGTCGCCGCCGCCAGCGGTCGGCGTTTTCGAGGAGTTGGAGAAAATGGTCGCGGCTGGGAGTGTCGAGGCCGCCGCGGTCGCCGAGGTCTTCGCTGTGGACAAACTCACTTCGCAAGAGCATCAGCGGTTGGAGGCCGGCCGCTATGTGGTGATTGCGGACCGTGGGCTCAAGATTGCGGAATTGTTCTTGTCCGGGGCTTCCGATGTCCATGGTTACGGTTCCTTAGACTGGGGTTGTGTTGGTGAAGTCGTCGGGATAGACGGCGAGGGGGGCGATGGCGTGGAGGCGGTCTTCGAGGGTGCGGCGAATCTTGCGAGCATATTCCGCCTCAGGTCCAGATGGGTCAGCCTCGATTGCGCGGTCGAGTTCGTCGTAGCAAAGGCGGCCGACAAGCGCGTCAGATAGCGGGTCACGTCCCTCGAGCTGCGAAAGTTGTAGAAGCTGTCGGGCCTCGGTCGTGTCGCGGGCGACGCGGCAAAAGTTGTCGCCGGCGACGGCCGGCGCGGTTCCCTCCGTAGGTTGGGTCTGGCCGGGAAGGCGTCGCCAGCGTCGCCAGCGGATCAGGAGGCGCAGGGCGTAGATCGCGGCAAAACCGGCGGGGGTGAGGGTGCCGAGGCCGAGCGCGGCGAGCGCCCAGGGCAGGACGCGGGCGAGGGCGGCGTCGCCGGCCGCCCGGGCGAGGCCGTCGAGCTGGAGGCCTCCCTCGACGCCGCCGGCGAGGGCGCCCGGGCGAAGTGCGCCGGCCCCGGGGGTCGCGTCTGGACCCCCGGGGCCTCCGGCGGTGGCATCGGGCGCATAGGGTGTGCTAGGGGCCGGAACGGCCCCAGGGACGTCGACCACGCCCCCAGGGTCGCCGGGTGCGGCGTCGGGTGCGGGGGGCGACGCCGCGGGCTGGGGCGGTAAGGGGTGAGGCAAGGGGAGCGGCGGCTCGACGGGCTCGTCGGGGGTCGATCGACGCTCGACGGCCGGGTCGGTGGGGACGTCGGCCTCGCCGGCGGCGTCGAGGGAGGCCTCCCGCTCGGCCCTCCACAGAGTTAAGACGCGGGCGACTGGCTGGCGGAGATAGGGGAAGGTGACTGCCACGGTCCAAGGCTCGCCGGCGGCGCTGGCGCTGATAATGCCAAGCCACTGTCCGCGAGTGTTCCAGACCGGGCCGCCGCTGTCGCCTTGGCGGACACGCGCGTTAATTTGGGCGAGGGCAAAGGGTTGATCCCTGGCCGGCGCCACCCATTGGGCCAAACGGCCGCAAGAACCCCAGTAAAGGCCGGATGGATCGCCGAGGCCGCCAACGCCGAGGGTATCGCCGAGGGTCGGGTCGGCGTCGGCAATCATCAGCGGCTTGAGGGTCGGCGGCATCTCGCCGGCCGCGGCCAAAAAGGCCCAATCCCATAGGTCGTCTTTGGCCAAGAGGCGGGCGGGCAGGGCGCGGCCGGCGACGACGACGACGATACTCCGGGCGTGGCGGAGGTTGTGGGCGGCGGTGGCGACAAGCGCCCGTTGGGCGTCGAGCGCGATAATAGCGCCGGTGCCGAGCGCGGGGCCGTCGGGTTCATGGCCAATTACGCGGACAATGGCGGGCGGTGGGCCGTTGGGTGGCCGTGGCGGACTGGGGCCGGCCTCGGGGCGGGCGCGGAGGATGCCGCGGCGGCAAAGTTCCTCAAGTTGGGTGTAGCTGGTCGCTCCGACGAGCCGGGCGACTTCTGCGCCGCCGGCGACGAGGACGAAACAGGGGACGGCCTGGACGTCCCAGCGGGCGGCGAGGCCGGCGTCGCGGTCGACGTTGACGCGGCGGACGGTGACGAGACGGCGGCTTTCGAGGCGGTCGACGAGCGGCTCCATTTGCTGGCAGGGCTGGCACCAGTCGGCGGAAAAGACGAGTAGCTCCGGGGGATTTCCCCCAGCGCAACCGGGTAAGACGAGAAGCACCGCGGCGAGTGTGCCGATGGCCGCCAGAGCAAACAAGAGGGCGCGGGAGGCCGCGGCGAGCGGTCGCCGTGGGCGCCGTGCTACGGTTCGGGCGGGCCGCGGGCGGCTGTTGGCGACGGTCTCCAGCCGGAGGGCGCGGGCGCCGCACGCGCAGACCGGGAGCGTGGCAAGGCGCCGGCTGCGGGTTTTGCGGTAGGGGTGGACGCGGTCGCAAACTCGGCAGCGGGCGAGGCGGACGCGCTGGACGGCCGCGGCGGCCTGGGCGAGGCCGGTGGCGAGGCCCTTGGTGTCGGCGCGTAGTTGGATCATGGGGCGGCCTCGGGGGTGGTCGGTTGCGCTCGCCGGCAGAGGCCGCCAAAAATCCTCACGGCATAGTAAATGGCTAGGCGCTGGCCGAAAGGGACGTCAAACCAGCCCATCGCTTGGTAAAAAAAGGCATCGGCAAGGAAACGGGGGACGGCCGGGAGGCGGTAGAGGCCGTCATGGAACACGGCGGCGAGGGCCCAGCGGCCGGCCGGCGGCAAGAAGGGCCAGAGCTCGGGCGGGATGCTGGCGAAGTCGGTTTCTTCGCCGGCGGGGATTTCGAGGCGCAGGGCGACGACGCCGTCGAGCGCGGATTCAAAAATGAGCGGCGTCGTGAGTGTCCAGACGGG